TTCTACGCGCCCTATTCACTGCTCGTGGTGGGGGTGGTATGGGAATGCCCAACCCCTTCGGAAAGTCCACTGAGTTTACTATGGACCAAGATGTTGAGACCCGATTCACAGATGTCGAGGGTATTGACTCTGCCAAGGAGGAGCTCGAGGAGATTGTGGACTTTCTCAAGAAACCTGAGCGCTACTTTGGAAGTGGTGCTAAGATCCCCCGTGGCGCCCTCCTTGCTGGTGCTCCCGGTACGGGGAAGACTCTCCTCGCTCGAGCCATCGCTGGTGAATCTAACGTCCCATTCATCCAGTGCTCTGCCGCAAACTTCGTTGAGATGTTCGTAGGTGTTGGAGCGAAGCGCGTACGCGAACTTTTCCAACAGGCACGAGATAATCAACCGTGTATCGTCTTCATCGACGAGATTGATGCTGTCGGTAAACAGCGTTCAGGTGGTGGCATGCCTGCCAATGATGAGCGTGAGCAGACCATCAACCAGCTCTTGACCGAGATGGACGGTTTCGACAACGAGACTGGTATCGTTGTCATCGCTGCTACGAACCGCATTGATATCCTAGATGATGCCCTTTTGAGACCAGGTCGTTTCGATCGTAAGATTCAGGTGACTCTCCCGAGTGTGGGTGGTCGTAAGAAGATCTTGGGTGTTCACGCGAGGGATAAGAACTTAGATGAGACGGTTGACCTCGCGACAATCGCGAAGCAGACGACTGGTTTCTCGGGTGCTGACCTCGCCAACCTTCTCAACGAGTGTGCCATCCGCGCGGTAAGGGACGCTGGTGGGACCATCAACAATGAAATCGTCGAGGATGTGTACCAGCGTCTCGTCGTGGGTGCTAAGGGTGATGTGAAGTTTTCGATGCGTAAAAAGGAACTTGTCGCATATCACGAGGCTGGACACGCTATCATGGGTGTCCTCGTACCAGACTACGATGTGGTACGTAAAGTCTCTATCATTCCTCGTGGTGCTGCGGGTGGTATCACCTTCTTCCAGCCCAATGAGGAGAATGCAGATTCTGCGATGTACACCAAGGAGTATCTCCTCTCCCAAATCAAGGTGGCTCTCGGGGGTCGTGCAGCTGAGGAGATTATCTATGGTAAGGACAAGATCACCACAGGTGCCTCATCTGACTATGCCCTCGTGTACCAGATTGCTCGTGAGATGGTCACCACCTATGGATTTGGTCAGAACTTCTTTGATTACCGTAAGATGTCTGAGGAGGCTTCGGCCATGGTGGATAACGAGATTGACCTCATCGTTGGGGACTGCTACGATGAGACTGTTGCTATGCTCAAGAACAATATGCCCCAATTGGAGCGACTCAAGGAAAAACTCATCGAAGAGGAGATCGTCGATGGGGAATGGGTCTATGAGTTGCTTGGCAAGGACTGCTCGGTCAGTTTTGATTGACAAATTTCTTGAAATCGTCATACATAGATAAAAATTGCTGAGAAATCGCCGTATTAGCACCTTTATTCGGATGAAGAAGACCAGTTTTTACAGCCTGTATATAAATTTTCCTACCCTGTTTAGCCATTTCGCGTTTATTTATATTTTGTCTTCGCGAAAGTGCAATCAGGTTATTCTTTACGTTTTTGGCGAGAGCCTCTGCTTGAGCCTTCTTGGCATTCGCCGCGGCTTTTTCGGCATTTGCTTGAGCCTTTTTGGCATTCTCAGCAGCCTTCTTAGCAGCTTTGTTAGCGGTGTTAGTCTTGTTACGACGATTCGAAGTTTCACCCCTTGACGCAGCCCGCGCCGCTCTCGCTGCAGCAGCTTCAGCCGCCGACTTCTCAACAGCCGCCTGCCTCGCCTGATTGTTCGCCTTTTTGGCAGCTTCTTTCGCCTTCTTCGCTTTTGCCTTAGCCCTAGCTTCAGCAGCTTCGGCTCTTGACCGTCTCACAGCTTCATTTCGTGCCATCTGCTCGGCATTTCTTGCGTTGTTCGCCAACCACGCGTTAGTCATTTCCACGTTCGTGTTTGTCATCTACTATCACATGACAAAAAAAATGCCGTGTCATAGTAGATATGAGTTTGTCAAACCAGGATGCAAATCAACTCAGAACACGATTGAATAGAAATACCAATTTATCTATTAAATCAAAGACTATTTTGAATACATTTATAAATAATAAGAAAAATGCGTTCGATCGTTCGACATTTATGCAACAGTATAATGCTAAAATGAGAAATTTAAGATCTAAGGAGCCAAGTTTAGGAAAACGTAAAAGGTCACCGGGTAATCTAAATTCGGCAATGGAAATAAACAATGGAAATGTATCTGGTGGGTCTGTGAACCCTAATAAGAGGAGTCGAATGTCACCTAGAGGTCCGTTAAGTGGTGTAAGTGGTGCAAGTAATACATCGAATAATGAAAATAATGCCTCGACTAATGAGAATTTAACGGCGATCGCGAGGCGGGTTGGAAGACAACTGTCCGAAGAAGAACCTGTGGTAAAAAAACAAAAGACGGCTACCCAACCCCCACTTGTAACGGCGGCGCAGGCATTTCAACGTAAGCAGAAGGAAAATTTTAACAAGTTACGAACCAAGCGAAATTCGTTACCTCGCGGACTTTTTGGTGTTTTTTCCAATGTCAGATTACGAAATGCGGTTAATCAAGGGAAGTATCAAAACATAAACACACAACTTAATTCTACAATCAAACTTGCGAATAGTCACGAAAAGCAGATAAAAAACCAAATGAGAAATCTTCCCAATGGAAATTTTAAAAATAATATCGGATCTAAAATAAATAACGTTATAGGTAATAACAGTAAAACTAAAGCTTTATTACAACGAATTAAGACTGAACAAAATGGAATAAAGGTTAAGGCTCAAGGAAATATTTCTCGAACGATAAATAACAACAAAAATGTAGAAGATGTTATTAATTTGTTGCTATCCAAAGATCAGTTGATTGAAATTGCTAGAAATCTTAAAATGACACTCAAAGCAAAAATGTCGGTTCCAGCAATTAGAAATAGGATTATGGAACATCCAAAAAAAGATGAATTAAAAGTGGAAATAAATAAACAGGTTGTTGGGAATAATGAATCTATCCAGATTACGGAAAAGGTTAATAGTTATATTTCTAGAATTAATAATCAAACTCGAACGCGTCCAACTTATACAGCTTCTTTGGTGATTTTATATATAAAAGATTTACCCCGTTCTGAAAGACAAAAACTAATTGCAGATGGTTCTATACTACCACAACTTATGAATGGAATTAATAGAAGAACCATGTCGACTAATAAAATCAATTTCGAAAAAAATATAACGAAAGAACAGTTTACAGATTTAGTTTTCATTATGTGGTTGGATGGTGTTCATGATAAATATACAACAAAAACACTAAATAATTGGTTTAACGAATCCACACTTTTCTCAGATGAACAGAAAAAATTAGTGGTTAAGGGTTGGAACACACCATTCATAAAAAATATTAATTCACTAGAACTAACAAAGGAGCGCGGACCAAAGATTTTAACATCTTCTTTGAGCAATTTCCCTGCGCAGTGGGAGAAAAAGGTAAAAACTTACCTAACAACCAAATATAAGTCTAATATAAACAAAATTAGTACTTCTTTAGGAAAACAAGTAACCACAAATACTCCACAAAATATAAACATTGCTATAGACCAACAATATACGGATAATAATGAATATTCAATCAGTCGTTTTATACGAGAACACAAACCAAATAAGAATTCGAAGACAAATGTGAACACATTAATAACATATAGTCAAGCTTTTGATCCAGGTAGGTCTCTGGTGAGTGGGGGTGTTCATCAAGATATAGAAATGTTAACTCTCAATAATTTATCCAGAAATTTTATTTCAGCCAATAAAAAATACTATTTATGTGATATAAACATCAATTTGAAAGTAGATAAGACATCTGTATATAATTTACAAGTGAAAAAGAATACGACAAACAATGTCGATGTAAGCTTCAATAATAAAAAAATAGTCACTGGTATATCTGGTGGACAAGCAGGTAAGGCGAAAGGTGATGTTATAGCTGTTTCGAAATATTTTGGTGATGCATTACAATATTATTCTTTAGCTGTTATGGATGACATACAGAGAAGTTCCAAGACTGAACGTTTTTTCTTTGGTTCGGGTGATTCTATGGCATTATTGGGTTATGACAGAGTATGTGAAATATTTAACAAGAAAATAAGGATGGTGGTAGATTTTCCCACCCAACATAACCCTACAATCTACGTGGTTGGAATGAATGCCAGCGTTCAAAATCGACCACAGCCGAGTGTTAGTATGATGACTGGCACGGGTGCAAAAAACAATAATAAAAATGGAGAAATGACTTCGAAACAATAATAAATAAGAAAATCGCATACAATACACATAGGCTCGAGGTGTTTATGACTGAACCCAATTAAAGTTACATTCCATGTTATACCCATATGCTTGCTACCCGTTGTACACCTTCGCGTGTGTTCGTCTGTGCATCATCTGAAAAGAAGACTCGGTCACCGAAACCCGTCGTTAAGAATAAGGAGATTGAGAAATTGAAATTGATTGCGCGTTGGAACTTGCGTGCTACACAATCCGCACTAAAGGACTGTGAGGAAATGATAAAGATTCTAGATAATATCACAACTAAGTGAACCCAAATACTTTCGTAAATCAAACAAATGAACTCACCTAAGGAGACTTTCAAACACGCCACGGCAATCTTGAGTCTCGTTTGGAGCGTAGGAAAAGTACAGAACTATGTCCGCGATCAGTGTCGCTAGAGCCCGTATTGGGATGATCGGTCGTCATATCCAAACGATGGCTATCAACGAGAACATCCTGTTCCCCGCAGCTAAAGCGTATGTAGAAATCCATGAAACCGTGGTTTCAGGGTACACAATCCAAATGGATGTTCGACATGAAGAGAAGACTATTAATTTTGTCACTGAGTCTATGTGTCCCAATGAAAAAAAGAATGTGTATCTTCGTCAAAAAAGGTTGATGCGTGAGATGTACCCGGAATACCTTATTACCGAGAGGCACACCTAAGTAAATATCACTATTCTAAAAAATCAAGTACAGATGTTTGCTCTTAAATCACCAATGGTATTCAGCTGTGTCCCTATCGGACGCACACGGAGGAAGATTTATCGGACCATCCGCGGGTACTATACCCTCGATAAGAGGAACAGTAAGCCTCTTGATAAGGTTGTTAAGGAGGGTTTGTTTCATGTCATAGCCTTCATTCGAGATGGCGACACTGGTCTCTATTCCGTTACAGAGAGGGATAAGGACGACGTCCCCAGGGACAACATTGTGGCTTTCAGGACATTTGAGGATGCGTTCCGTTACAAGACCCTCCTCGATGCTGATATGAAGATTACATCCTTTGTCCAATTTGCATCCAGGTATGAGCTCGAGCATGCATGCAATGTGGGTGGATATGATTGTCTGGTTGTAGATGATGGCGCCCTCGTGACCCCACCTACGAAGACTGTGAAGGTTACTGACTGGGAACGACGCTCCGCTCTCATGAGGGGTGAATGGTCGGTGAAGGAAAGGGACTAGAAAAATACAGCACCACCATGACTCGGTGTAATCACTACAAACTTTATTTTAATATCATCATGACGTTCTAAAGCTCTCACGATAAACTTCGCTTGTTTATGGGTCTCCTTAAAAGTTTTAGATGATTCAAGGGGTACAATTCCCTTTACTTTTTGATTCATGAAGGTGAAGGGTCTCTTGGCTACTACTTTCTTATTGACCCACATCGACCCATATGTATTTTCATTCTTTGTGCTGTATTTATTGCGTACAAAGTTGGAGATGCTTTGTTTTCTTTTAATCAAAAAGTCTTTACCCTTCGACAAAGTGTTTCTGTTGTCGGGTGTAAATGTGTAAACCTGAATCGTATCCAAACCTTTGTTCAAGAGTTCCTTTCGTTTTTTGAATTGATTCATGATCATCACAGTTTTTTCCCTATCGTTTTTGTATTTTTCCAAAAGTTTACTTGACATCCTCCTCAAACTGTTGTTGGTGGGGGTATTATAGATCAATGCATCGATTTCGTAACCCATTTATATATACCAACATATTATATGAGTGTCTACAAAAATCGGATAGTTCGTCAGATGTACAAGGATATATTCCTGCCTGTATGGTGCTACGCTTCAAAGTCGCAATTTTATTCACTCAATGGATTTTGTAAGTGTATGACTGAGTGTAAATTCAGTCTTGATAAATTACAACAGACTCGAGACTGTCAGAACTCGGAATTGGTGAAAGACCCTCGATCACAGAAGTAGATGTAACGCATGGGTGATCGTATAGCGCTGCTACATTAGTGAACGATACCCAACATTTATTGCATCGGACGGTTCCATATCCATTGAGGAGTCTTGTATTAATGTCTTCAGTATTATGAACCCCTGTATGTATGACGAGATTTTCAAGTGTGTCGAAGTTTTTTCCGCATAGATCACACGAACACTCGAATATTTTGTGAAAATCTCTATGTATTTTTT